TGTAAGAACCCCTTCTGTTGAAGAAGTTATTTCATGCGTAGGTAATGTCTCACTTAAAAGGCCTACAAGTATATAATAATAAGGATCCTGTTGGTCTGGCAAATCTGGACTGGAGATTCCATTAACAGGATCATACCATTTATTATAATAAACCTCAACTAATGTCTCTATTTGAGTTCTTTTATAAGAAGGTTCTTGAATAACTGGTTTGAAGGTAACCCACTCTCTTAGTCCAAAGGAAGCATCTAGCCTATCCTCTACGTAAGAGTATCCTACTTTATAACCTGCTCCTCCTACAGACTCTTCTACTGTCTTAGTGTTTGACCTATCCAATAAGAGAACTCCAGAGTGCGATATAGAAAGATCTAAAGTAGATACCTGAGGACCATATATAGAAGTAATAGTAAAGGTAATAGTTGCCAGTTCTTTCTGAAAGTCTACAGATGGATCTTGTCCAAGTTCATCTAAAATTATAGAGGCTGTATATGTATCTCCATTCCACTCGTTTGAGCTGCCATGTGTAAATACTCCATAGACACCGCTATCTACTCTTAAAAGTATTTCTCCAAAAGTTGCATAATATAGGATACCATAGCCTGAGTTCCCAGAGTCAACTAGGATTGATCCGTTTGTAAAAATGCCATCAGTTCTACCATGCCATTCCCCAACAGGAACGTTAATGTACCTATTATCTAAGTCTGGTATTGTAAGTATCTCTATTATTTCAGTTTTATGATAAAGGTGCTCTCCCATAAAAGTAGAAGAACTCTCTGGCCCAGCTATTAGGGAACCTTCTACAAAGCTAAGAGGTATTGTTACATCTTTATTATCGTAGTAATCATAATCAGTATACTGTTCCGTTGAATATAAGAGAGATACTGTAGTACATTCAGGATCAATTTTAGCATGCATAAGCCTAGTTTTCCCACCAGTAGATGCAGCTGAGATATTAGATGATCCTTCTGAATTCTGGTAAGTCATGTTATCGTCTGTACCGGTTATAGTAAAGACTGTAGATACCGCTCTTTGATCTTCTCCATCGTTTTCAGTAGAAAGAACTGTTAACTCTACATAACTGTTTCTAGAGGAATCACCTGTTAAGAGATATAAAAGTTTATCTTTAACCCTACAATCAAAAACAAAAAGACCATTCCCATAATACTTTACTTCCTCATATACAGCCATAGCTCTTTCATTAAAAATAGTCCAATCAGGATACGGGTGCGGAAGATTATTATACCAGCTATAGGTGGTCTGTGCCCCGGTAAAGTTTACTATAGTATCTGTATCACTATATGTATAAGAAATACAAACCCTATCAACCGGAGGTAGAGGTGTATTTGGTTCTTGTGTTTCAAAGGCATTACCTACAGAGGTACCATAAACAGGAACAGGGTTATTGTTTGAATAGATACTAGCTAACCTAGAAGAGTAAAAAGCAGAAATAGTTGTATCCTCTTCATCATAAGCCTCTCCATGGAGCATGTTTACGTAAGGTAGAAACTCATATTCTTCTTCTTCTTCTATAAGAGAAGAACTTATTTTTATGTTACCATATAGAAAGTCAAATACACTGTTTCTAGTGATTAATATTTCTATAATATACTCACCAACAACGTGACTTCTTTGTATAGAGAGTAAACCTCCTAATTCTAATTCTTTCTCTACAGCGGCATAATAGGCTCTACATTTAGGTATTACCCTGTTGTTAACAGCTAGTCCTTTTTGAAAGGTTATATTAGGAGGCATATTCATTTATGCAGCAGCCACTGAAAGAGAATAACTTACGTTAAGGATATCACTAGCTAGCATAGTTCTTACAGTACTAAATCTAGACGCAGCTGCCAGGATACCTGATGTACCACCTTTAGATGCATCTGATGCTAAGAAGGAGCCATATACAAAAGTACTCGCTGGTACAAATGTAAAGACAGCTGTAGAAGCTGTATTACCAATAGTTTTAGATGAGACACCTGCCTCAACCCATGCAGGTCTTAACCCCTCTGAGTATTGTGCTGTAGTTTCATTAGCAGCAGCTGGAAAGGTAGCAGCTGTATCACTAGCAGTTGGTGTGTAATTTCCTGTGAAAAGACCAACATACCATGCAGTAACAGGTGCAGTTGAACCATCAAAAGCTACTCCTAAAGAGTATTCTAAACCCTCATCCACTACTAAGTTATCTTCTTCCCATACATCAATTACTTTACCATCTCTAATATGTTCGAAAGTAAAGGTACCACCTAATTTTAATTTTGTTTTCATTTTGTTAGCCTATATTTATTCCGTTACGGATTACGCTTGTTGTTACAGTGTCACCAACAACAGAATTGTTTGGAGCACCACTTTTCTTGATAATTGAAAGATATTGATTTATACCTTCATCTTGTAAAAACACTGATGTGCCTTTCTCACCTCTCTCTAGACTAAGATTAGTCGCAGTAAGGTTCATAATAACACCTTGATTAAATAATACAAATATACCTAGATCAGCAGTAATAAGCCATTTATATCCTATTGGAGTATTCTCTAAAAGGATATAACTACCACTAAAGTACTTAGCGGTACCTGGAACCACTTGTATTCTTTCTTTAAGAGTCAGCTTAAACTTATCTGGGCTAGTTCCTGATAAATAATACATATTATCTGAAGCTATCCAAATACCATCTTCTACTGGCATGATCGCAAGTATTTTATCGGGAAGCTCTACATAATCCGTATCTAACGAAAAGTATTCATACTTATTTACATTAGAAAAGTATAGAACATTACCGACTACTACATAAATTCTACCTCTATAATAAGTTGTAAGTTCTCCGTATGGAGCTGGTGATAAATTAAATGTAGATAGTGGAGTATTAAAGGAAGCATCACTGGTTATTGTGTATGTATCTCCAACAGGAACAGTTGTAACATAATAAAGTATTACACCATCTCTGGTAGAACAATATATATTCCCGAAGGTGACCCTTGAATCAGTTGAAGTTGGAACTGTGATCTGAATACCAGTACCATCACTTACAGTGATAGCTGTTGCCTTTGAAAGACCAGATTCTCTTCCTTCAGAATCCATATAGGTATAAGAGACTTGATAAGCCCCTTTAAGAAGTGTACCAAGCACTTCACTTGGAGCTGGTACTGATATGGGAACTTCTAGCCCCCAAGTTCTAAGTACTCTATTTTCTATAATACCTTTGAATGTAGGAGATGTTAAATATATAATATTATTTATCTCTTCAAAAGAAACTACTTCTGGTCCTAAACCTGCTTGAAGGGTTGTAGTATTAAAAGAGTAATCTACACTTACCAGGTTTCCGTCTTTAACACCATAGCACTGTGTTCCGTCTTTATTAGCCCAAATACAAGAATAATCTCCAGTGTCTTCTAAGGTATAACCTTTTCTCTTTGAGATGTTACCCTGCTTGTCTAAATTAATATTTAAAGCTTTCTTAAGATACTCTTGAGGGGTTCTCTCTGGTCTAAGTACATTATTAAGCCCTTTAAAACCTTCTATAGGAACTGTTTTTGGGTGGTTTGGCATTAAATGCCTCCATAGCTTATACTTCTGTTAGACGTTCTTCTTTTACGTGTATCAGAATATGCAGATGTCATTGGAAACTCTTGATTAAACTTCTGAAGAAAATACGCAGATCTAGTAGGATCTACAACATTAGCTTCATCTTTCTCATAAGAGAGAGCGGCTGCATACCATAACATTGGAACCATAAACTCCTCTCTTAATTCTATAGGTGTAGAAGTATCACCCCATGAGTGTGTTATTAAAGGGAGACGATAGACTAGAAGTGAATAGCTTACAACAGCCTCCGGTATTTTATAAAAGGAAATAGAACCTGTATCATAATTAGGAATATAACATGCTGGAACACCTTGTCCTGTGTTCAAGTTAGTATCATCCCACACATCCTCTAAAGCTACTCTAACAAGAGTTTTATTAGTTGCCTGAGATCTAATACCTTGTATTTGTAATATCTTAGGATCTAGGTTATAAGTCTGAACACCTACACTTGTTGTAATATCGTATAAAGGATTTAATTCCTTTACTGGAAGGATTCTACGATATACTTGATTAATTGCCTCATTAATATTTGCAACAAGTTCTTCATTATTCCATCTTAGTTGAAATGATTCTGTATCATCTTCAGAGAAATCTCCCCACTCAGAACTGATACCTCCTACATCATCTAGTATATTCTCTCGTAAAAATGTGACTGCACCTAATAAATCCATAATTAGCCCTCAGTTTCTTTTAGCTCTTCCCATAACGTAAGCATTTCTGGTTTATTAACTGTACTACCAACTAATGCAGATACTTTTCTTATCATAGGTAAACCATTCTTATCAATAGCGCCTTGAGGAGCATTAAATAAACTAATAAGTACTTCCTTTAGTTTAGTTAATTGTAAAAACTCTTCCGCCTCTAGTTCTAGTTTCTTAGCAGCAGCTTTATCAGTTAATGTACTTCCTACCATATCACCTGAGACAGCGCCCTGTGAGTATGCACCTGCCCAAAAGACCTCTGGTACATCTCGTAATTCTTCAGTAATTGTTATTACATGACCACTTGTTAGAGCAACACGTATGTTACCTTTTGGCGATCGTAGTTTCCTAATGTTACTCATATTTTTTCCTTTATATACAAAAAAACCCCCAAGAGTCTAGGACTAAGGGGGGCCATGTTTATTTAGCCTTGACTGAAAGCTGTCCGACCATCTACAACGTATTCAACTACGATTTCAACAGAACCAGCCAGTACAGGATCAGCACCACCAACTACAGCATCTAAAACTTCAGCTACAGCTAATTCAGCGCCTGATACAGTGATGTCTGTTTTAGCAACAGCATCTAAGGCAACGGCACCAGTAATAGTACCAAGGGTAAGAGTAGCACCTGCTGATGTAGCATCAACTACATTAACAAAACCACCTACGATTACAGCACCTTCTGGTAAAGATAATGCCGGATAAGTACCTTGTACTGCTACATCTGTGTCAGTACCTAAAGCTACTTTAGAGCGGGCCGCAATTACTTCTTGACGACCTGAATTTAAAAAACCCATATTTATTCCTTATTTTGATGATTAAAAAAAAGGAGTACCTTCATCATCATAGGGTACTCCTATATTTATTTAGATCGCGTGATCTACTGCTAACACACCAAAATCTTCTACAGATTGGTCATAGATAGAATAGAACTTAGGTTTCAAGAACCCAAACATTTTATCAATATTAACACCTGGAGAACTATCGTAGTTAAACCATTTTTCTGACCATTCAGGAGAACCTAAATCAGCCATACCCAATGATTGAGGACCACAAATTAAGATACGAGAACCATCTACATCAGAACCAGCACCCCATTTATCAACACCAGAAGTAGCTCCTAGTGTATTATAAACAAGACGATGTTCATGAAACACAATCCCATCAACAGTAACAATACCACCAGTGAACCAAGGGTTCTTACTAGAACGTTGTTCTGCAGTTGTAATCGCACGTTGATAATCAGGATCTTTCTTCAACTGAG